ATCTTCTTCATAACCCAAAAATGCCTTGGGAATCTTTAATGCAGCTAACATTTTGTTACGAAGATATTCAATGTCATCAATACCATTGAATTCCATACCACTCAAAGGTTCAATACTAGTGCCACTATCACTACCACGAACTGGTAAATAAAAGTCTTCTACCATGTTTTGAAGATTAAAACGAAGATTGTAGTCACCTGTTTTTTCATCAATATATGGAACTTTCTTCATCTTGTCCATTAATCTTTGCATATATTGGTCAACTTCCGCAGGAGGAATATTACCGACATCAACCTTGAAAATTCTCTTTTCTGGAGCACGCATTACACGGTGAATTAACATTGCGTCTTCCATCAATGATAATTGTTTCCATACTCTTCTACCACCTTCAATAATACTCTTACCATATGGAATGAAATTGCTATCACTCAACATTCTAAAATGAGCAACTTGATAGTTTTCCAATTCTTCTAATCTACCACCTTCTGGTAAATTGATTTGGAATTTAACATAGTTCTTGTTTGTTAAATCACTGTTTTCTACACGGGTAACATTGTATGCACTAATAGGTTCTACCATGTATACACCGTATTCTGGACTAATATACATTTTTAAATAGAAATCACCATATTTCACAAGATTTCTAGTCCAACTCCACATGTTAAATTCAATATTAAGAATGTCATAAAACAAATTATAAAGAATCTGTTTAATGTTATCATTACTTGAATGAATTATAAGAATTTCACCCAATTCATTTTTAGTTACACTTTCATCTGCGTAAATATCCAATGCAGAACTAATGATTGGGTCCATATCCATCGTATCATAATCACGGAATAATTCAATACGAGCAGCTTGATAACTTAATGTAAAGTCTCTGCTATATTGATTATATGAAGATGTTCTAATTCTATTAAAACGATCTCTAAGTGTATTACGGTCTGTAGCATACATTACTTCATCTGTATCTACCACCTTTAACTTCTTACCACCAATATTACGAATTACCGCATCGGTAGAAAAAAGCCTCTTTAACTTTGAATATAAAGATCTTTGTTTTAATATTTGAAATTCTTCGTTTGCCATAGTTTTATATATATAAATATGTTACAATAACCAAGTTAGGTTTTCTTTTTTATCTGTAGTTTTTCCTGTTGTCATTTGCCATGCTTCTTGGCTACTTACCGATTGAGCTTTATAAATATTTTGAGATCCTCCAATTCTGGTAATCCCACCCAACATTGATCTATTTAAATCCATACTTTGTTGTCTTAATTTAAGTGCAGTATCTCTTACCCACAATCCAATACTCATTGCCATTACCAAATCGTCATTATAACCTTTCATTGCAGCTACTTTATTACCATCCCAAATGAATACGGATAATTCATCCAAAAATCTAAGTGATCTAACTTCTACCGATCTTTCTCTAAAATAAGTTTCTAACTTTGAAATCAATAATGGTCTAGTCTTTTGACTATTAGTAAAACCAGGAATCATCTTCTTTTCATCTCTGTTAACTTTATTAGTCAATTGTCTTTCAACATCAACGTATTGTAGGTCTGCACTACTATAGAACGTATTTGGATATTGTCTATCTATTATTTGTTGTAAAACTGCCCAACCAATATTTGCATTTTCAACGATAAGTAAAGCATTATTATATTCTGTAGCTACACTTACCAACATATTGCCATAATCTTTAGTGCCAATTTGTCCTTTATATTCAGCAACTTGTGTCAATGATTCTACATCAAGAACTTGAAATGCACTATAATCCGCTCCGTCACCTCTAGCAACATCCGCACTAACTATATAATTTCTACTATAATCGGGATATTCCCATATCCAATATCCATGATCCATTCCTCTCATTTCTATTGGATCTTTTACTTTACTTTGTTTGTAAAAATCAATAGTAGCCGCATCAACAATTCCATTACCAGTAGTACTAAAATCACAATCACATTCTTGTGCTGCACCTTTAACACCAGACAATTCTGTTTGTTTATCTCTCCATGTTTGATCTCTTTCTGGATGTAAATGCCATGGAAGTCTAATTGTATTAAATTTGTTTTCCTTGGCTTCTGCTTTTATCCATGTTTGATGAAAGAAATTACCAACACCGTTTGGTGTACTTAACATGATTGCTCTACCACCAGTACTTAATGTATATTGAGCAGATAACCAAATTTCTTCAATGTTATCAATGAATGCTGCTTCGTCAATAATCAACAATGACAATGCAGAAGAACGACCAGATGTACCTGCGGATGACACGGCTTTAATCTGCGAACCATTTGTCAATCTTAAACTTAACCTATTATCTTCTTGTTCTTTTACTTTTAACCATGAAGGAAGATTATCATTAGCAAATCTAACACGGGTAACAATTTCCTTGGATGTTTCTTGGTTAATACTAATACAAAGAACATTTTTATCCTTATGAAATACCATTAACCACAAACTATATGCTGCGGTTAATGTACTAATACCCATCTGTCTAGACTTTAATATAATATTAAAATCATGATCGACTAAATCAGTTAAAGTCTTTTCTTGGAATTCATACAAATCAAAGTTTACCGTTCCACGAATAGGATGTTGAATTTTAACATACTTCTTCATGAAATAAATCGGATCTACAAGACATTTCTTGTATTCTTCTTTAATTACTTCTTTAAGTGTTTTAGGAGTACTCATTGATTTAATCTATCCAACACCAATTGTTTTGCTTTTTTCTCAATTTCTGGGTTATAATTTAATTTGAGCAATTCTTCATTGGCTTTTGCAATATTTTCGTCAACATCTTTTAAATCATTTTTCAAATCAGACAATACTTTTTGTATTTGTGTAGTATCATCGGTCCAGAATTCTTGACTACCGTCATCATTAAAAAATTGTAACTTTTCTTCGGGATTTTTTTCTAGATATTCAATGCTATCAGTAATATTTTTCTTGAAATCCTTCATTTCAGAAAGCATATTATTATAAATTTTATATCGTTCATAATCAGCATATACTCCTAATGATTTTAACTTACTGTCGAATGAAATAGTGCAATCATAACATTTACCTGTTTTAGGAAAAAATCTATCATCAAGATAATTACCAAATTTCATATCCGCATTACAGATACTACATCTTTGATCAATCTTTATTTGTCCAAGTTTAGATACTTTTCTTTTGGTTCCGTTTTTCCACATCCATTTATTACCTTGTGCATCTTCCCATTCTTCTCCTTCTTTTCTTTTACTATTATTCAAGTTAGGATCATAACCAACTTGAATAAATGGACGGTTACCATCGACATAATCTTTAACTATGTCAAGATTGCTTTTTCCTGTTGCTCTTTTCATAACTTTACTTTTAATCTATCCAATTCCTTTTTGAAATCGTCGAAGATTTCAGTTCTTTTGTTTTTATAACGAAAAGTATTACCTTTCACTAATTTAATTAGTTTTTCTAAAGTGTTAATATCATTAAATGTTACATTTTTGCCAAATAAAAATTCAGCAACGTCATCCATGTCGGTATAAACAGTTTTTATATTTTGTTTTTCTTGTTTTCCCTTTTCATTTGTTACTACATCTGCACTTTGAAGACCTTTTTTCCAATTCATTTGATATCTCTTCATCTTATTTGGATCTTCGGTAGGTTCATAACTATGTGACATAATATTCATTAATAGAATATTTCTTAGTGCTGCCTTATACTTTGATTCTGGTGCTCCAGATAAAGCTTTAACCATAAAATTTAAATCACCTATCATCAAATCAATTTGTACATATCCATCTTCATTTGGTGTTTCAGTAGATTTTACTGGATTACCATTTTCATCAATTATAGGTACATTCAAATGTAGTTGGTCTAATCCAGTATTTATTTTAAAAGATGGTATTGGAACATTTGACGGAACATTTGATTCTACATGCAGTTTTAATTTTTCATAAAATGTCTTTTTATCATAATCATAATTAATACCTAATAATTCATTTATTTGATCAGTAGATACAGCAACATCAATATCTCCTAATACTGGTTTGGATTTGTTACCAATTACTTCGTACTTTAATTTATCAAGATTCCAAATTTTCAAACCATTATTTATGGTAGATTCCAAATGTTCTTTAGGTAAATCACTATTGGCAGCAACTGCATTACCTCCTTCTGTAATCAATAATTCTTTTAATATATCATTGACGATTTTGTTTCCCAAATCAGCATGTTTTTTGATTTTATCAATAGATGCTTGAGTTTCTGGTGTAGTTGCTTTCTTTTCTTTTTTAGCATACTGTTCAATCATTTTTTCTGCATATTTATCTTTTATTGCTTTGATAAATGATTTGTAATCAAATCCTAAATCTGTAAGAATACCATTTGCATCAAGTGTTTTTGCAAAACCCAAAACGCCAGTAGTTAAATCTTTTAATTTTACATCATTTGGATTTACACCACTATGTGCAGATAAGTTTGGATCAATTGTTGTAATTTTCTTTCCAAACAAACCAGCTAAAAAGTCAGATAAATCTCTTAAAAATGTGGAAGGACTGTTGGATATCAACTTATCAACAACATCTTTTCTTAACATTGGTGATACAATTTTACCGTCTTTGAATTTGGCTCTTACGCCAGTATCACCAATTCTAATATTAAGAACTTCTGCTAGTGCAGAATACATTCCACCCATTGTAAATCCTTTTATACCTCTTTCAGGTGTAAATCTGGCTGCAAACCAATCTTTATATATTTTTGTAGTATATAATAAATCTAATTGTACCCAAGTATCTTCATCAATCTTAATTACAATTTGTTTGCCGTCAGATCTTTTGGCACTTTCAATATCAATGTAATTTTGACCACTTGTTTCAATAAATTCAATTACATTTTTAATGTATTCTTTCTTTTTATCACTACTTTCTTCCGCACTTTCAATTGGTATTACCACCATTACATCAATGTCACCGTAAGTTACTTCTTTTTTATCTTGTTGATCTTGTTTGTAATATCCAGCAGAACCTAATATTTGATAATCCTTAATTTCCGGTAATGATTTGTCAATCAAAAATTTATTCAAGTCACCTAAAAAATCTTTAAACTTTTCAGTTGATTTTTCTATTGTATCTGGTGTCAAAACTGTTTTGGATGTCAATTCTGGTTTTAACCAACCACCTTCATCAATTGGTTGTTTATGTGCAGCTCTATTTGCTGCGCTGAATTTGGAACGAGAAACATACTTAATGTCACCTTCTGGGTGAGAGAATACATAACCTTCACCTCCTGGTTCATTGCCTATATATGATTTAATTTCACTACCTTGATTATCAATTTGATTAATTATTTCATCTTTTACCGACATTATTTCTACAACAACTTTCCATAAAGAATCAAATCCGTCACGATTACTATTTACATAATCAGTAATCTTCTTTTTCATCGCATCTGTAAGATTACTTTGACTAATCCATTGTAGAAAATCATCACCAATATTTACCAATCCAGTATCAACTTTACTATTCAAATATTTATATAATATATCTGGGAAATTGGTCATCTTCATACTTGCCAATTTAGATGGATTAATAAAATCATCTATGTTTCTAGCATGTTTATTAATATAAAGTACAATATCTTTTAATCGTTTTTCATTTACATCTGGTGGATTATTTACAGATATTGGTGGTATTACTAACAATTGTTTACCTTGAAATACATTGTAATTTGTAATCGCAGTTTCATTTCCAAAGTTGTCTACTTCTCTATGTACTACAACCGCAGCTTTGCTTTGTGCAATTCTTCTTCCCAATTCAGAATTAACATCTACTGTATATGTTACGATATTTGGTTTAAAAACATATCTTCCATTTTCAATTAATGGTGTACTAAAATATAGTAAATCGCCTTTGAAATAACCTCTAAATGTAGTTGGAACTGATGATTCAAATATAGAAAATGTACTTTTCATATTTTGAACGAACAATCTATATTCGTCTGTTTTTACGCTTTTACCTCTACCTAAAAACATTTGTTCCAATTCTTCTGGTGATGTTGGTCTACCGTTATAACCTTTAGCAACAAACCCACTTTTATCGGTTAGCACAAATTTACCTTCATCGTTTCTTCCAAACACAACTGCTGGAGAACCGTCCCATTTCATCGTTACATTTTTATATCCGTCTTTTTCCAATTCAATGAAACTTTTAATGGAACGAATTGCTCCTTTAGAACCTTCCCAGAATATCAAATCTTCTGCATGGTCTATACGAGTAGCTTCGTTAAGTAATATATTAGATACCAAAAAATGTTCTAAATTATTCAGCTTTATCATATGGTTTTAAAAATGTTTTATCAAATACAGTAATTGCTTTGTTGTATGAACGATTAGTTTCGTCAAGAGTATTATCGGTAAATTGCCAATTCCAAAATAATTCATTTGGTGTTTTGAATCCAAAAAATTGAAGTACTTCTTTTTGTGTTTGAGTGACATCTTTACCGTTCCAATTTTGTCCAGTAGCAATAAATCCAGCGTCAATGTCTTTTACAATGTTTTTTTCTCCCAAATTACTGTGTCTATTTTCTATCCATGTCAATCTTTCAATCAATTTTTGATAGTAACCATTAGCTTGTCCCCATCTAATACTAGCAAAAAATAGAACAGTATCACTTTCAAAAAGTTCTTTACTTACCTTCCACAATTCGTCATTTTTTTCATTTATACTTGCCCAACAACGATGATATCCACTTGGATTCTTTTCTTTATCTTTTAATAAAGCATTTGATGTTCCACAATGATTGCCACCAAATTCTCTATTACTACTAACATTTCCTTCACACGGAAATATATTAAGTTTGGTTGTATCAATCAATGTTACTTTTTCTTTGCCTAATAAATCTTGGATTTTAGTAGCTAGTTGATTGCTTTTTGGTACATCTTCTTTATGTTGTGACCATCTATTACTGGTTGTCAACAATAATACCTTATTTTTTTCTCTTAAATAGTCGATTGTTTTCTTATACTTTTTAGCATAAAAATCCATATCTTGTTCACTAGAAGGCAATTGTGTTTCTAATAATAAGTCGGTTAACTTGATCATCTTATAATATAAATAGATTTAGTAAAGAAAAAACCCCCGCTTATTTCTAAGCAGGGGTTTTATGAATTGTTTACTTATTAGGCTCCTGGGAATGTAGCACCAGTTGGGAGAATGTTGAAGTCAAGTACGATGAATTCAGCAGTCTTAGTTGGTTGTAGATAGATTTGACCATATAGGATGTTTCTATCAACCAAGTCAGGAGTATTATTTGTATCATCCATTACAACTTGGAAAGCGTACAATCCACTACGTTGTTGTACAGATTCCAAATATGGATTTACGATACTCAAGAAACGATTTCTTGTAGCAGCTACATTTTGTTCGAATACCAAGAACTTACTGCTACTTGCAATAAACTTCTTAAGTGCGATTAACAATCTACGAACGTTTACTCT